GCGTGTTGACGCCTTTGTACTGCCAAACGTTTGTCCGGTAGCGACCGTGTTGGCCGAGTTCGAAATTGTTGATGTGAGGCGAAGTGCCTTTCTTGAATGCAAAGATCAACTCATGACGGGAGCGATAGAACGTCCCCATCCCACCGTTGTCCTTGACCCAGACGCATAAGTTCTTCAGCTCTCCCAACGTGCTTTGCGCCGCGACCGTCAATTCGGCCATATGCCGCCAATCTATGCAGACGAAGTGGATCGAGCCGTCGACGGTATGCGCGGCGAGATTCTTGAAAGCTCTTTCCAGGAATGACGTGAACTCGCTAGCCGTCATCTCGCCCGAGGCCATGACGAACTCGCGATGCTGGATTGCACCCGATCCACCGGCATGTCCTGAGATCGGCACGTTGTAGGGAGGGTCGGTGAAGACCATTTGGGCGTGCTCACCTGCCATGAGGGTGAGATATGTCTCCGGTTCCAGGGCGCTGCCGCACATGAGCCGATGGGGGCCAAGCGCCCAGAAATCGCCGAGGCGGGCCGCAGTGGGGCCTTCCGGGATTGATGGCAGTTGGTCCTCTTCGGGGTTGCCCGGTTCCTCAGGAGCAAGTCCATCGATTAAGCTGTCGATTTCAGGAATGGAGAAGCCAGTCACCCCGATGTCGAAATCCAGATCGATTTCGAGCAGGCCTTTGAGCTCTTCGGCGAGCAGCTCCTCATCCCAGCCGGCGTTCATCGCCAGCTTGTTGTCGGCCAGCATATAGGCACGCTTTTGTTCGGGCGTCATGGTTTCGATGCGCACACACGGAACCTTCGCCATCGCCAAAAGGGCAGCGGCCTCGACGCGGCCGTGGCCAGCGAGGATCATGTTTTGGCTGTCAATCAGGACGGGATTGGTGAAGCCGAAGATCCGGATGCTGTCGGCGATCTGCCGGATCTGTTTGCGCGAATGAGTGCGCGCGTTGCGCCCATAGGGCTTCAGGTCGTCGGGCGGGATATACTCAATTGAAAGAGTGGCCATACAATCATACCTTCCTTCTAATCGGCGCCTCCTCCCTTTGAGCATCGACCTTCAACTCATGGCGTCAGCGTAGCTGATTCGCGACTTAATTGTACATGATCTGTTCGCTTTCTAAAACTCGACCTCTCGAACGAAGCCTCCGCGTTGGAGTTGCCGGCACGCCCCAGCGGGGGCGGCTCAAATCTGGCGCGGCAATTCCCTGCAAGACGCAGCATATTCCCTGCTCGGCTTAAAAAATTCCCTGTTCGGCGCGAATTAATTCCCTGTTTCATTTTGTAGGGAATTGTCCTGCAACTAACTGATTCTGCTGCGTTTTGACTGGCGCAGTTTCGCCAAAGGGCCCAATTTCAGTAAAATTCCCTGTTATTTTCCCTGTTAGCAGGGAATTTGACCCGGAGACCGGTTCGCCGCTGACTGGCTCGTCAGCCAGTTATTATGTATTTGATATTGCAAGTGTGTTTGTCTTACTAGGAAGCCTATTTTCTCGTGAATTTGCGGGGGTTACCGGTCTCGCGTTCAATACGATTCGTGGCAGAGACGGTTGCACGCGCGATTTCGGCTGCGGTGGTTATGAAAATCTCTCCGGAGCCATTTCGCGGTTGACTTTTTTCGCGGGCGGAGCAGCCGAGGTCAGGCGAAGACCGAGCGATTGCGCACGGCGCCAAGCTGGAGCGCGGAAGTTTACGGAACACTGAACCTGTGATTTGTTCTCAGCGAAAGCCGAGGAGCTTTCGCTGTTCAGCCCAGTCCGTCGGCAGCCGCGGCGTTAGGCGCATCAATGTCTTGGCGGTGAGTTGCGGCGGTTTTCGGCCATTAACAATGGCCGTGGTGATGTCGGGCGCCAGCCAGGGAAGACGCAGGAGGGAATAGATGTAGGCTGCCGACACTTGCTCTTCGCGAGCGATGTCATGCATCGTTAGCTTGGTGTTATGGATCAGGCGTGCCTGGATGTGGTGAGCGCGCGCAATGATTTTGAGCAAGCTGGGATCGGCTGCCGTCTGGTCATTGACATTCTCGACCAGCATTCGCATTTCGCGACCGACGCGCTTCAGGATCGCTGGCACCGTCAACCTCAGGAGATCGTCCGGTGCACTCGTCGGCGCTTGATGCTGCGTCTTCAGATCAAGCGACCCGGCGAGCAGCTGGGTCAAGCGGCCTCGAGAGAGCGTGATGTCGACGCGATCGGATCTGATTTCCACGCGGCAAAACAGTGCCATGAGCGTCGCTTTGACTTTGGCAGGTGCGTGGGCTCCGAGTTCCTCCGCGACCTGACGGCCACGTTCGACCAGTTGGCTGCATCCTGAACCGTTGTGCGATTCATTGTCGACGGCATCGAGGATCGCTCCGGGGTCGGCGAGAAGTTTGCGAAGCCTGTTGATCACCAGGCCTTCCAAATTGCCAGCCGGTATCCGCCGGCCGCTCGAACGGGTCCTTCCCGCTCCGGTGATGAGGGAAGTCGAAACATAGTACCGATAGCGCGTTCGCTTCTTGATCGCATAGGTTGGCGTCAGGCGCCCGCCGGTTTCGTCAAAAACGATGCCGGTCAGCAGGCTGGGGTTGCTTGCGCGCGCTCCCGTTGCCCGCTCCACCCGGTTTGCGGCCAGCACGGCCTGAACCTCGTCCCACAACGGCTTGTCGACAATCGCCGGGTGTTCTCCGGGATAGGAATTGCCTTTATGTGCTATCTCGCCGCGGTAAAGCCGGTTCTGAAGAATCAGATAAAGTGCCCCACGGGAGAACGTCTGACCCCCATAGTCGGCGCCGTCGGGCCGCATACGGCGCTTGCTCTGGATCCCGGCGTCGGCAAGCTCTTCCCGAAGCGCGTGAACGGATTTCAGCGCGAGATAGCGCCGGTAGATCTCGACAACGATGCGGGCCTCGCCTTCGTTGACAACGAGCGTGCGGTTTTGCACGTCATACCCCAGTGGCGGCATGCCGCCCATCCACATGCCCTTTTTCTTGGACGCGGCGATCTTGTCGCGGATGCGTTCGCCGGTGACTTCCCGCTCGAACTGGGCGAAGGACAAAAGGACATTCAGGGTCAGCCGTCCCATGCTGGTGGTGGTGTTGAATTGCTGGGTGATCGACACGAACGAGACGCCGCGGCGGTCGAAGACGTCGACGAGCTTGGCAAAATCGGAGAGCGCGCGCGTCAGGCGGTCGACCTTATAGACGACGACCACGTCGATCTGGCCGGCCTCGATATCGGCGATCAGCCTTTTCAGGGCTGGCCGCTCCATCGTGCCGCCGGAATACCCGCCATCATCATAGAGCGTCGGCAACACCATCCAGCCCTCGTGCTTTTGCGAGAGAATATAGGCGGCGCAGGCTTCCCGCTGGGCGTCGAGCGAATTGAAGGCCTGCTCCAGCCCTTCCTCCGATGATTTTCTTGTGTAAATTGCACAGCGCGCCTTTTTGGCGGAGCGTCGCGGCGTCTTGTCCGATTCACCCATCGCGCGCCCCATTGCTCGGACGCTCCGCACCTGCCGCTAACAGCCCAAAGAAGCGCGGCCCAGACCAGTGCGCTCCGGTAATCTTTTTGGCGATCTTGGTCAGCGACGGATAGCTCGTCCCGCCGTACTCGAACCCATCTTCCGTTACCGCGACGGTGTGCGTGCGGCCGCCCCATTCCCGAACCAGACGCGCGCCGGGCTTAAGGCTGAGGCTCGGCGCCGGGCCAACCCGGCTCGTTGTCCGCAAGGCCTTCGCAATCGCTTGCAGCTTGCGCCGGGTCGCCTTGCCGAGCCCGCCGTGCGCGATTTCCTGAAGTCTGTAACCGAGGGCTAGGATGAGCAGGTCGCGACTGATCCGCGGCGGTTCACCGTGGTTGAGCCGCCGCCATTCGCGCCGCAATTCCTCGAGGCCGAGCGACCGAATGCGATCGATCTCGCCCTCGATCGCTCGGGTATCCATCGAAGCCATGGCTAGGCGGCCGCCTGTGCGGCGATCTTCGGCTTCGATTTGGTGGATTGGCCGGCAGGCACACGATAAACGCGTTCGGCCCAGGCCTTCTCCGATATCAGTATCAAGCCGAGCTTCTTGCGCACCACACCCGCAAAGAAGCCGCGGACCGAGTGCTGCTGCCAACCGGTCGCCTTCATGATGGCGGCGATCGTTGTCCCCTTGGGCTGTCTCAGCAGGGCGAGGACGGCCTCCTGACTTTCAGCGGGCTGTAGGTCGACCGGGCGAAACCCCAGCGGACGCAGCCGCGCATTCACCAGTACGCCCCGCCGGGCGCCGGCGCTGTCCAGTTTTG